GTTGGTTGTACACTCAGAAAACTTCTTCATTCCGGCACGTATGCCCGGTTTAAGCCACCACTTATCGACAAACTTTGGTGGCCCCGCATAAGGCTTCAAAGCCCGCGTCAAAGCAGTTTCTCCGGGCCCAACCCATCCCAGCTTCACTGGCACCAAGTTGGTCTCACCAAACACTTTCTCTCGTCCTATGAACGTCTGTTTCAACTTCGACTTCACAGGTATTGAAACTGGTTTATTAACCTTGCCAAGGCTCTGAAAACTACCAAAAGCCATCTTCTGGTCAGGATCCTCATCGGAAGCATAAAATGGAAACTCTAAAGAATCCTCCATTTGAACGCCACACTGGGTGTACAACCCTGATTGTTCATCCGTTTCCACCATGTCAAGCTCAGCTTTCAAAGGGCATCCAGTTTTCTCTCTCAATTTATCAAGAGCTCGCTCAACGAGCTCCGATGTTAATATGGTACTGTATCCCCAATCTCCGTCTCCTCCTATATGTATGCCACACCACACGCGATTGTTGTAATATTTCGCATGCTGTAACGTGAGAAGGGCTCCGCAATCGCCCACTTCTGTGGTTGCCCGATATCTCATCCAATGACGGTGTCTAATCGGACCGCATTGCATAACGGCCTTCCCCTTCTCAACCGAAGGGCACATGAACGCAATACGCTCATTGTAAGGCACAAGCACCCCACTGACATCGGTTCGCGCCGTATCTACCCGGACGGGCAAACCACCCACACTAGTGATGTCTGCATCCTTTAACAGGAACTTCCTAATATCTTTGCGGGCGTTCATGGCGTTGGTATATCGACCAAAAGCCAAATCCCTATCCTCAACAAACTCATAAGGAAAATCTAGAAACTCCTGAACAGACAATCCGTGGCCCACATCAAGTTCGGCATTGACACAATTCCTCAAAATAACCTGAGAATTAGGCCCTATATCCGCTGACTCAATACGCTCTCGAATGTTCCTCAAAAAGTGATTAGGCATCACGAAAAAATCGTGATACAGGAACGTAACCTGCCCAAGTACCAAAGCATCGCCACAAAAGCCTCTGACCATGATCTTAAAGCTGTTAGCATACACATTATTGGTCAAGCACGGGCCAGGACCCTGCTGCAACACTTTATACATAACGGCCCTGGGCTTGGTAACCCGGTTGCTCTGTTCCCTGATTACCTTAGGAAACATCAAACCGGTAACGTAATCCCATATAGATCGAACCATAGAACAAATGAACTTAACGAACTCAAATGAGCCGTAAGCAATTGCAGTTCCAATGGTTCCAAAATAGAGGACTTTCCACGCAACATGTGCTTCACGCCACGACTTCAAACTCTTCTCCAAGGCCGCATGAATGCGAACAATCAAAAATTCAGAATTCCTAATTTTGTATTCCTCTGACAAACCAGGAGTGCCGGGACTTCCAAAACAACACTCGGGAGCACCCGAACGTCCAAAACAACAATCAGGGTTGGAAACGCAATCGTTCCCATCTTCTGGATATAACTCATCATAAATCTCGGCTGGCATACCCAATTCAGCCATAACATGGCTCTTGTGCTCTAATCTCGCGTGGACCGGACACCCTGCGGCCTCGGGTTGTATTTCGCTGATACCGTGACTATCCAACGTACAAGACGACCAAGTTGACGGCTCCTTTAAAAACACGCCACCTTCCTCACGCACTCTCAATGCGCGCAGTTCTTCCAAAGGCAAAACCGGCGCGTCCAGAATCTTCTGCACCTGTTGCAACGTTTCCATGTGAGACTCCTTCCGCTTCCCTAGCTTTTCAACCAGGTCTATTATCAAATTAATCATCGGAAGTCCTGGAACCTCATCACTAGAAAAGAAGTTGGAATTGCCCACGTGAAAATTCATGGGCACCCACTCCCAAACGTGCCACGGAAACGCCGAAACAACGTCACCACCACATGTGCGAAGCTCCTCCTGGAATAAACTATAATCCAGCTCCATCGAACCGGGTCTCCTAAATTCCTTCTTAACTCGCACATGAATTGGGAAGTCAATGCGGCGTATTATGGCCTCCGGACACTCCATGGTGCCCTGAGTGCCAGTCATGACATTCTTCAAATTGGTGGTCATAACCAACATCTTTGAAGAAAATTCAAAAACGCCCTTCATCTCCAAGGCAGCGTAATTCAACATGGCCTTGTAACTGCCATAGTACGTCATCAGATCCAAAAAACCGTTGGACGTGTCCTGCGCAGTTGCTCGCTTCATCATCCAATCATCGACCAGATACACGGGCTGGCCTGTGTAACCATCCAAATA